ATGCCCCTACCCCACAACCTCGTCGAGACCTGGCGTATCCACCAGTTCAGCGAAGGACTCTCCAAGCGCACCGTCGTCGAGCGATGCGCCACCGTGCTCCGGTTCGCCCGAGACGCGAGCGTCGACCCCGTCGCCGCTACCACCGAGCACATCACCGAATGGCTCGCCGGCGGCGCTTGGTCCACCAGCAGCCGCGGCGTCTACCACTCCCACCTGCGGACATGGTTCGACTGGCTTGTCCGCAACGGCCACCGCATCGACCACCCGATGGCAGCCATGCGGAAGCCGAAGCGACCCCGCGCAGTCCCGCACCCCGTCGCGCCCGGACACCTGCCCTTACTGTTGGAAGGTCGGATGTGGCCGACGACCCGCGCGATGATCCTCCTCGCCACCCTCGCCGGGCTCCGCGTGCACGAGATAGCGCGCGTCCGCGGCCAGGACATCGACCGAGTCGCCTGGACCCTCCGCGTCCGCGGGAAGGGTGACGTCGTCGCCGACGTCCCGTTGCACCCGATGCTCGTGGAGGTGGCCGCGACGATGCCGACCCGCGGCTACTGGTTCCCGAGTTCGACGCGGCCGTCCGGTCACGTCGCCGGGAAGTCAGTCGGTGAGCGGATCGGTGACGTGATGCGCCGGAAGGGCGTGCCCGGCACCGCTCACCATCTCCGGCACACGTTCGCGACCGAGCTGCTGGACTCCGGCGCGGACCTCCGCACGGTGCAGGAACTACTCCGTCACGCGAGCCTCGCGACCACGCAGATCTATGTCCGTGTGCATGACCGGCGGAAGACGGAGGCGATCGGCCGGCTTGACCTGTTTGCCGTGAACCTGCCGTCCGGCGAAATCGCGGCCTAAGCTACCGGTACCTACCCCGAGAAGAGAGGGCTGCCCTGATGGCACCGTCAGCCTGCCGAGATTGCAAGAATTGCACGAACAGTGCGTTCGCGAACATGGGCCGGAAGTCCGGCCGTGCGACTGCAGCGATGTTTACTGTTGGACTGTCCGAGGTCGCGATGGCGACCCGTAAGAAGTGCAGGCTGTGCGGGCACCAGATGAGCCTCCACGGCACCGACCAGGTCGGCGGGGCGGTCCAGCCGACCGTCCAGGTTCAGCAGCAGCCGCAGGGGTACGCGGGCCCGGCTGTACCCCCGCCAGCGCCTGCCGCCGCCCCTCAACCCCAGGCCGCGCCGGGCTGGTACTACCCCGAGGGCCCCGGAACGCCGCCCCGCTGGTGGGATGGCTACCGGTGGCATGAGGCCAGCACGAACTTGCCGCCGGCCTAGTCCTCGCGCCAGTGAATCGTGAGCCGGTCCATCGACGTGGTCCGTCGCCCCTGCCTGGTCGGCGCCACGTCGATCCGGTCGATGAACACCCTCGTGGCCGCGCGCCGCTGGTCGATGTTCGCCTTCGTCCACCAATCCGCCACCGAGGACAGGCGCGGCTCCGGCAGCGACCCCAGGATGTCGTCGCGGCCGGCCGCCTTCTTCAGCTCAGCGATCCGCGCCCGCACGTCCTTCGTCGCCGACTTCACCGTGGCGATGTCCACCGTCCCGGCCGCGTACTCACGCCCGAGCTCGGCGAGCCGGTCCTCCAACTCGCCCATCTTCCGTTCCGCCTTCGCCGCGGTCTCGCGGCGCGCACGAGAGAACACCGGGGTCATCAGCTCCGGCGACGCGAGGCGCAACATGATCAGCTCCTCGATGTCCGCGTCGACCATCGGCTGAGACACCTTCACCTTGCCGCAGCCGCCATCCTTCGGCGGGCACCGGTACGTCGGCTGCCGCCCTTCACCCTGGTAGGTGACCTGCATCGACGACCCGCAGAGACCGCAGCGGAGGAGCCCACCGGTGAGCAGCGCCTTGTGCCGACTCGGGTTCGTCGGTGCGTACCGCTGCCGCTCCGGCGTCGCCATCGCCGCCTGCATCTCGTCCCACTCCTCCCGAGTGAAGATCGCAGGGTGCGGGCCGGGCACCAGCTCGCCGTCCGCTTGCCGCGCTCGCATCCCGATGAACCGCGGCGACTTCAGCAGCCGGTTCACCGTGCCGTCGCGCCAGGTGCCGCCGCGGGTCGGCCGGACGCCGCTGGAGTTCAGGTTGTCGGCGATGTCCGCGAACGTCAGGCCGGCCACCAGCTGCTTCCGCATGGTGTGGAGCGCTTCGACCTCCTCGGGCAGGGTCTCGTAGTCGACGGTGTACCCGAATGCGCGTTGTGCCATACGTTGAACGGTACCCCAGGCCCGCATTTAACGGAGGGGCAGGACGTTATTGGCGTCAGCCGTGGCCCAACCACTCCTGCAGATCAGGCGGAACCTCCGGCAGCGGATGGTTCGCGTCCAGCCGACGCACCACGTCGATCACCAGCCGCGTGTACCCGAGCAGCACAAAGAACCGGTTGTTCGCGACCGTGATCCGCCGCTCCAGATCGTCGAGACGCCGCTCCTGAGCTTCCGCGCGCCGCTCCTGAGCCTCAGCACGCTCGTCGGCCTTCCGCTTGTCCTCCTCATAGTCTCGCGCGAGCTCGTTGTACCGCTTCTCCAGGCGCTTGATCTCGGCGTTGGTCACCCGCTCCGACGGGGACTCCTCCTCCGCCTTGCGTCGCTGCTCCGCCTTCTCCTGTCGACGTCGAGCCAGCGCGCCCCAAATACCCGGCACCTGCGCCATGCCAGACCGGAGCAGCAGCGCACCGCCACCACCACCACCGACGAGGAACAGGAAGATCACGCCTATCCACCACGGGGTGCCCTCCGGCACATCACTGCTGTTCACGGGCAGCCTCCCGCGCATCGCGCTCGTTGAGCACCTGCAAGAAGTACCCGAACGCCATGCCGAGCTGAGCCACCGCGAAGATCGTCGTGATGCCGGGGCCGCGGATACCGTCGAACCACGGCACGCCCGCCACGGCCTTCCACTGGCCGGCCGAGAGCGTGGCCTCGACGCAGCCCGTGAGGAACAGGCCGAGGATCGCCGGGGCCGGCCAGCGCATCGAGAGCCCCAACAGCGAGAGCGACGCGGGGATCAAGCACAGGACGCCCCAGAGGTGCAGCGGCATCAGCTGCTCGACGATGTTCAGGCTCGCGGCGTTCTCCGCACCGGGAGTGATGTAGTCGTACGCGCGGAGAAGCGGCTCCCAGGGAACCAGGCCGACGACGAAGTACCGTGCGGCGGGCGGGAGCAGCGGCTCCCATGACCCGCGCCGGAGCCACCGGGGCAGCTTCATCGCTCCGTGTGCTTGACCGCGAGGACGCCGCCGCCGGCCACGAGCACGCCCGCGACCACGTCGAGCCACAGGTCGACCTCGTCGCGGGTCACGACGCCGCGGAACACCAGCACCGCACCGAGAGCGGCGAGGAGCCGGTAGAGCATCGCGCGGCGTGCCGGGGTGAGGATCGCGCGGAGCCGCACCAGCCACGCGGGGTCGGCCGGGGCGTCCGGGTCCTGGCCGGGGAGGTTGTGCTCGCCCACGTCAGCCCTCCTCGTTCGCGCGGGCCAGGCCGGCGTTGGCCCACATCATGGCCTCCTCCAGCTTGGTGATCGCGGTGGCCTTCTCGCGGCCGTCGGGCACCTGCTCGTTGATCGCGTCCGCGGCGCGGCGCACGATCTGGCGGATGCTGGTGTGCGCGTCGCGCTTCTCCTGCGTCGTCGCCGGGTGGAAGTCGAACCGGTTCGCGATGTCGTCGGGGGCGATCACTTCGAGCCACCTCCCTCGATGGTGCGCTTCATCTCGGCGAGGCCGTCGCGCACGGTCAGCTCCTTGCCGTCGGGGGTCTTTCCCATCGAAGCGCGGTTGTCCCAGCTCGGGAGCTTCGGCCCCAGCTGCTCGTAGACGTAGCGCAGCATCGCGCGGTCCTCGTCGGTGAATGCCATGTCGTCCTCCTGGTTGGTGCCGAAGATGCGGTCCAGCGCGGCCGTGTCCTTGACCGCGTTGGCGTCGATGCGCTGGTCGGTGACCTGCGCCTGCTCGGTGAACTGCAGGATGCGGACGTCGACGCCGCCGAAGCCCTGCCAGCCCGCCGAGTTCGGGTCGTACAGCGCCGAGCCGTATCCGGTGCCGTTCACGTAGTTGCTGTTCCACAGCCCGACGTCGCGGATGAACGACAGGTCGGGGCTCCGCATCTGCCCCGCCCAGAACCACCGCGGCAGGTACACCGGCAGGAGCCGCGCGCCGCGATCCCGGTACGCCTGCACGCGGGCCGCGAGGTCAGCGCCGGAGCCGCCGTTCGTGGTGTCCTCGTAGTCGATCTGGATGGGGATGCTCGGGTCGCCGAGCGCCGCCATCATGAAGTCGGCCTCGCGCTGAGGGTCGACGTTGGTGCGGCAGAACACGTACCCGCCGAACCGGCCCGGGAAGTGCTTCGCCATCTCCGCCCGCGCGCGCGGCCAGAACGGATCGCGGTACCCGTCACCCTCAGTGACCTTGTGCGTCGCGAACCGGTAGCCCTCCGCGGCGGCGCCCGCGAAGTTGAACTCGCGCTGGTGGTTGGAGACGTCGATGCCGAATACGGGGCCCGTCACGGTGCCACCTCCTGGGTTCGGGGCGGGCGTGCCGCCGGGGTAGATGGCGCCGTCAAGGAGTCCGCGCCAGTCCTGCTTGGCGCCCGGGTTGTACTCGCGGGGCATGTAGCTCACGTGCAGGTGCGGCGCGACACCGCCGTTCGTCGCCGAGTTGGGGTTCACGCGCGCGATCTTCTGGCCCGCGGTGACGGCCACGCCGGGCCGGATCCACGGCTCGGCGATGACGTGGCCCATCTCGAACACGCCGCTGCCCTGCGAGTCGTCGGAGTCGATCACGATCCAGCCGGCGCCGGGCTCGCCGCCGCCGTACCCGCTGGCCGCGCCGCAGTAGAGCACGGTCCCGGACTGCACTGCGTATACCGGCCGGTTCGCCGAGCCCCCGTTCCAGCCGAAGTCGATCCCGGCATGGAACCCACCATCTCGCGGCCCGAACGGGCTCGTCACCGTGCAGCCGCGCTCCAGCGGCCAGAACCGAGTCGTCACAGGACACCACTCCCATATGCGCTGTCGTGGAACATGTCCCGCGCCATCTGCTGGACGTAGGTGTAGGTCGTGCCGGGGAAGTTCCGCGCCCCGTACGCGGTGTGAATCGACGGGTAGCCGGTGGCCTCCGCGATGCTGGTGGCCGCGATCTGCGGAAGCTGCGGCAGCGTCGCGACGAGGTCGCGGCGCCCGAACAGGCGAGTCCAGAACGGGAGGTTCTGCCACGCCCCGCTCTTGACCTTGTCCAGCGTCTCGGCGGCCCAGGTCCGCACGCCCTCGGGGCCAGCGATTGAGAACCACTCCGAGATGTCCGCGAAGTCCCGTACCAGCGAGCCGGGCGTGCAGTCCGTGATCACGTCGCCCGGGATGCTGTACCAGCGCGCCTGGCCGACGCGGTGCTCACCGCCGACGCCGAACCCGCGGAACTCGTGCTGATCGGGCTGCGCCTGCCACCCGCGATCGCCCACCTGGCCGGTACGGTTCGCGCCGGCCGGGCGCAGCGGGTCCGCGAGCAGATACCCGCACGGCACGTACGGCGACTCGTCCGTAGCGAGGTTCGCCACCGCAGCTCCCTGCGAGAAGCCCACGACAAACGGGATCAGCCCGCGGCTCCGCACCATCGCGATCGTCGCCTGCGCGCGGATCACGCCGTCGACCCGCGACTCCCCGTACGAGTTCGGGTTCGCGTACTGGGCGAGGTAGCGGGGCGTCCAGTGCTCGAACCGGCCCGGCGCGAGCCGGTCGAGCTCATCGGCAACGCCACTCATCATCCCGAGCGGCCGACGCGCATCAGCCGGGAACGGCTCGTTGGTACCGACCATGTAGATCGCGGCGTGCGTTGCAGCCATCGGGGTCACCCCATCGGATTCGACGGTGGCGCCCGGTCCATAGCCAGCAGCAGATCAAACCCAGCGTATCGCGTGCCCGATCAGGTCTGCGTGAACTTGACCCCGGTGATGGTCAGCACGCCGCCCAGCGGCCCCACCGGCTGGGCCGGGGAGAGTGGCGCCCAGTCGATCATGTTGTTTCCCGACGCGCCCGAACAGAGGATCACGTGCGTCGCGTTGTACGCGGTGCCCGTCGCGGGCGCGTGCACCTGCACGTTGCCGTAGGTGACGGTGCCGTCCGTGCCGCTCGCCGTCGTCGCCTGCGAGCGCGAGTACGTGCCCTCCGGGCCGGCGCCTGACAGCTCGTTCGCGGGCGTCGTCGTGGTGCCGGGGTTGCCCGTCGCGACCCCGAGGTAGCTTCCGCGCGCCTTGAAGCTGTCGGCCTGAGCCTGCTTCGTTGCGATGACGTTGACCATGTTGTTCTGTCCTTACCCTTGCCGAAATACTGCTGCCGCAAAGCCGGGGCCGCCTGGGCCGCCGCGGGTACGCGATCCGAAGATGCCGCCGTTACCGCCCGCACCGCCGCCGCCTGGAGTGCCGCCCGCGCCAGCGTTGCCTGTGCCGCTGGGGCCGCCCGGGTACGTGACGCCCTGGTACGTCTGGTCGCCGGGAGCGCCGCCGTTCTGGCCCGACGCGACGGTGCCCGACCCGCCCGCTGCGTTCAGTGACCCGCCGCCCGTCCATGCCGCCGTCGACGCGGAACCAGGGTTCGGGGCAGCGAGGTCCGAGTTCGCCGCCTGAGGGCCACCAGTGCCGACCGCCAGGGTGATCGACCAGGGGCCGTGATACTGGCCGAGGTCGATCGTCGTGACGGCCCACAGGCCGGGGTTTCCGCCCTTGCCGGTGGTCCCCACGGCCCCGGAGCCGGTCTGGCCGGATGCTCCGCCGCCGAGCAGGATCACGTCGCAGTACCGCGCCCACCACGGCGCCGCGTACGTGCCCGCGCCGCTCTGCGATTGCGGGCCGCGGGCTGGCACCCCGACGGATGCCGTCAGCACACCGGCGCCCACCATCCCGGCCGCCGCGACGTACAACTTCGCGTATGCCTTCGCCTCCAAGACTCCTGCGCCCGAGAGCTGGGCGGTGACGTAGGCGTTCGCGTACGCCTGCGCGGCCAGCGTTCCCGCGCCCGCGAGCTGCGCCGTGATGTACGCGTTCAGGTAAGCCCTGGCGGCGAGCTCGCCGTGGCCTGTCATCTCGGCGGCCTGCGCCCACAGCTCCGGCGTCCACCCGCGCTGATCATCCGGGACCACGGGGTCGGTGACACCGTCGGGCGACCAGCCGAGGCGCCCATCAGGAGGCGAGGGGAGCGGAACCGGGGACCATGTCATAGCGGCAGCACCTCCCGCACGACATCGGTAGGGCTGCACCACCACTGGCCGTCGCGGTACACACACATCCGGTCGCCGACCTCGTACACCGCGTACATGCTCGACGCGGTCGCGGGCAGCGCCTCGACCGTGCCGGCGAGGTAGTAATGCTCCGGCTGGCCGGGCACGCCAATCTCCGGTTCGTCCATCACACGTCCGCCAGCAGCCAGTTGTCGATCGGGTTGGCCTTCGTCGAGCCGATGCCGAACCAGGCGCCGCGGGTCGCGTGCAGGCCAACGCCGCCGAACCGGTTCCCGAGCCCCGTCGGGGCGACGTTCCCCGAGTCGGTCCACGAGCCGATCTGCGCGCCGTTCCGGTACACCGCGAACACCTTCGTGCTCGCGGTATACCGGACCTTGTAGTCGGCGTCCGTCGTGCCGATCGCGATCTGCGTGCGGTTCGTTCGCGACCCGCCGCTCATCGTGTAAAGGGTCGCGTAGCTCGACGAGATCGCGAGCCCGACGTGCTGGCTCGGGCCGTTGCCCTTGAACCACACGACCTGCTCCTCCGCGCTGGTCGACGTCGCGGTGATCCCGACCTCCGCCTGGTCGGTGCGCAACTGCGTGTTGAACTTGCCCCACGACCAGCCGTCGGCGAGGTTCGTCCCCGACTGCATGATCCCGATGTTGTTCGACGCGATCCCGATCTCGTTGGCGCCGGACATCAACCACTGGGTCGACAGTGACCCGTCGAAGTTGTCCGTGATCGAGAGCGGCGCCGACGCCTGCCCGGTGTCGATGCCGGCCTCGACGTACGGGACGAACCCAGCGCCCGCGCTCCACACGCTCTCGGCCATCGTTGCGGGCGCGCTGATCGTGCCGGTGCGGAGCATCCCGACCCGGCGGGGGAGGAACCCGGGCGGGTTGTTCGTGAGGAGACTGTCGAGGCCCTGGAGCGCGACGGTGCCGCTGGTGATGCGGAATTGGATGCCGAGGATGTCGCCTGGCTGCACGTTGATCCCCGCGGTCTCTGTCGGGATGGTGTACTGCACCCACTGCGCGCTCGTGGTGAGCGCGCCGGCCAGATTCGACGAGGTGTGCAGCAGTGTCATTGTGCCGGAGGCCTTGTCCAACCGGTAAACGTCGATGCGGAAGTCCGCAGGCGCGGCAGTGTAGTAGGCACGGAAGCTGAATAGGCGCTTCTCCTGCACGCTGCCGCAGCGGATGAACCCGACGTACGCCTGCGTGCTGGTGAAGGTGTACGCGCCGAACTCGGAAGCCGACGATGCAGCGGTCCCACCGGAAAGCGTGCCGCTCACAGTGTGGGAGTGCTGGTCGTTGATACCTCCGCTGAACGAGTGGTTATGCGACTCGCCCGCGACAGTCGTGTTCCCCGTGTTGCCGCTGAAGTTCTGGAACCCACCCTGACTATTCGTTGTGCCACTGAGAGTTCCAGTCACGGTGTGCGTGTGACTGGTCTGCCGTTGCATCAGGTATAGCGGGAATGTTGCATCAGCGGTGTAGTCCATCGTCGCCCACAGTGGGCGCGCGGTCCACCCCGCGTCCTGCACAGTCTGTACGTCCTGTAGCCGCGCCTGGATCGCGACCGTGTTCGTGAGCGCGTTCGATCCGACGCCGTTCGCTGTATCCGCGGTCCGCGCCGTCGTGTTCGTCTGATTCGTGAACGTGCCCAACGCCTGATTCACCCACGGGAGGATCGGGTCTGCCGCCCCACCCGCCGTCGGAGCACCGATCCCGCGAAGGAACCCGTTCAGTGCATTCCCGATTCCGAGGAAGTTGCCGAGCATGTTTGCAAGGTCCGACACCAGGCCCGTGATGTACTCCTGCGGCATGGTGCCTGTGCGGCGCCCCTCCACGTCATCCCACCATCCAGTGCCCGAGGTGACGCGGCTCTCGACCGCGATCCTCAGCCGCATTGAGTCCACACCAGCCGGGACGGTGACCTGTCCGGCGAGTTGCTGGAACCCGTTGTTCGTAGCCGGCGACGACGCGGCGGGGTTCGCCACTGTCGCGATCACCTGCGACGGGCCGGCGGTCGTACCCGAGTAGAACTGCGCCTCCAGCGTGAACGCGACACCAGCGGAGGCGAGAGCGATCGACGCCCACTTCAACCACGCGACGGCGTTGATCTTCTGATCCTTCTGGACCCGAACCGGCTTCGAGAGTTGGACCAGCCGAGTGCCGTTCGCGGTCGCCCGGGCCGACCCGATCGGAGTCGTAGTGTGGCCGATCGTCGCGTCGTGCTTCCACTGATCCGTCTCGATCATGCTCGACGGCGTGTCGAATCCGGCGGCCACGATGAGGTTGTCCGAGTCGCCGCCGAAGATCATGTTCGGAGTCAGCTTCAAGTTGCCGAGGTCGAGCACCGCGTCGAGGAACCCCTTCAGCCCGTCGATGATGGTCTGGGGAAGCTGGCCCACGAGCTTCGCCGCGTTCAATGGCGAGAACGCCGTCAGCAGGTTCGGCAACGCGTTCGTCAGCGCGGACAGCGGACGGTCGCCGCCCGGCGCGAATCCGAGCAGCGCAGCGAAGACGTCGTAGATCGAATTGAAGAACAGCAGGAACTGGTTCGCCACGCCGATCATCCACGACAGCACCTGCACGAGCTGGTGCATCGTGCCGCCGGCCACGCCGAGCACTCCGTCGATGAGCTCCTTTAGCATGTCCATCGCCGCGTTCACGAGCTCTAGGAACACCGTCAGGCCCTGCACCACCATGTGCATGCCCTCGGCGATGTTCCCCTCCACGCCGCGGCCGGTGACCGCGAACGCGAGGCCGTCGACGATGTCCGTGACGCCGGTGAACACGTTGTCGATCAGGTCGAGCGCGTTGGTCAGCAGTCCCTCGATGTCGTCGACCCACGCCTGAACACCGGACATGCCGGGGATGCCGCCAAGCTCCGCGCCGAGCTCGTCGAAGGCGTGCGCGAATACGTCGGCAATGTCGGTGTAGCCCTTGAAGAACCGCGACAGCATCGAGTCGCCGATGGACGCGAGGGCCTGCAGAATCTGCTTGCCCTCCTTGCCGATCGGCTTGGCGAGCATGTCCTGCAGCCAGTTCATTGCCGCGGGGGAGAGCGCCCCCGCGGGAGTCTGGAAGTCAGGTGAGGTCACGGCTCCGTGGCCTCCGGGGCGGTCTGCGAGTCGCCGGTGAGGCGGCCGAGGGATTGCATCGCCTGCGCGTGCGCGTTCTCGAACCGCTGCCGCTGCAGGCGCCGCTTCTCCTCGCGCTCGACGCCGCGGAGCTGCGCGTCACGAACTCGGATGTGCTCCGGCAGCGCCTCGTCGCCCTCCGGTGCGCCCGCGCCGTCCAGGTTCTCCGCCAGCAGAATCTCGTTCCGCCGCCGAGTGATCGCGCGCTCCGTCGCCGCCAGCAAGTCCTCGTCCATCTCGGACACGTCCGGCACCTGATCGAGGTCGACGTCCAGCAGCTCGTCGTCGCCGGCGGCGATGTCGATGTTCGGCACCTGCGACGTCGGGACCTTCACCGACAGGATCTGCGGCGCGTTGTCCCACACGTCGATGCCGTTCTCCGGGACGCCCATGCGGATCAGCGGCGAGCCCGCCGAGCCCGGCCCGCCGCACTTGAAGTTCTCGAACAGCTGGATGCAGATCGCCTGGGCCATCTCCACCGGGATGGTCACCGGGTCGAGCGGCGACCCGTCCGGCCGCACGCCGGGGATCACCGCGCGCAGCATGTATGCGAACGGATGCTGGTGGTCCAGGGCGAGCGTCACCCCGTTCGCGTTGGTCACCGCACCCTTCCGGTACGGCTTCGTCGGCTTCCGTCGGCCCATCCAGCTCAGCTCCTCACAATGGGGGTGGTCTCCGTTAAAGAATGACACGCGCAATCACGAACCCGCACCAACCGTCGCCTGCACAATCGCCTTCACGTTCGCGATCTGCCGCGATAGGATCGCGCCCGGCTCGTCCTCCAACTGCCCGTCGCCGATCGTCAGCGGCATGAGCGGGTCGGTGTTGCGGTCCCACTCGTCCAGCACCTCGTAAATCTGGTCACAGTAGAACCAGCCCGTGTTCCCGACCTCGACGGCGACACGGTCACCGACGGTGCAGTGCGCCCCGATGATGTACGGGTCCGCGTTCCGCGCCGTCACCTTCGTGGTCGTGTACGCGCGGGACTTCCAGAACCCGGTGCGGATCGCCTGCAGCGCCGACAGTGAGAAGCCCGTGCCGCCCGACGCCGACCAGTCCTCACCGAGCGGCGGCCCGTGCTTCCCCATCCGCTCCACCCGGAACGGGTTCGGCATCCGATCGTAGGCCAAGAAGACGTCTTCGAGCTGCGGGTACACGAGGTCGACGAAGATGTTCGGGTTGCCGATCAACTGACCCAGGTATCCCAGGGATGCGTTGAGTAGCAACTTGATTCCGCTGTTCACCCACTGCGGACTCTTCCCGCCGGTGATGATGCTCGACGCCGTCGCCTTGTGGATCGTGGTGGTGCGCTGCTGCACCGACGAGATACCGAAGGTGCGGTCGAGCGACCGGAACGTGACCCACGGGAAGTTCTTCAGCGTGCCCTTGTATCCGGGCTGCATGTACTCGGCCGGCCGGGAGACGCCGTCGACCTCGGTGACCACTTCGTTGATGAAGTCGTCCGCGACCTGCAAGACCAGGTACGCCAGGCCGTCGAGCACGGTGCCCGTCAGGCCGCGGTACCCGCTCACGTCGTCGACGCCGATCACCAGAGTCGGCTTCTCTAGCGTGTACCACTCGGGGGCGGGCTGCGGGTCGCCCGGCAGCCACCGCTCCACCGTCATCCTCAGGCCGGCGTCGCGCAGCGTCGCGGCGAACATGTCGTGCGCAGACCCGAACGCCGACGCCATCACGCACCACATCGACGTGTCCGTGAATGGCCCGATCGGCTTGACGATCATCGGCCAGTGTGCGGGGTTGATGTTCTGCACCCATGCGGCCGGATCGAATAAGTTGTCCGAGATGGTCCAGGGCAGCGCGAACCGCCGCATGATATTCAGGAATAGCGTGGTCAGAATGCAAGTTCGGGCCGGTCCCGCGATTCCGAATATCTTTGGCCACTGCACCTCGGCGGGCAGGAACGGATTCTTGTAGATTCGCGTCTTCTTGACGTGCTCGTACTCCGAGATGAACGACGCGGTGAGGTAACGGAATCCGTTGTCTCGGTCGTCCCAGTCGATCGCCGTGCACTTCCCCGACCACCGCAGGCTGCCGGTCTGCACCGTGATGTGCAAGTCCTCCGACTCGCCGGGATTATTGAACAGCCAATCCTCCAGGAATGGCGTCGCGATGAACTCGATGTGCCCTTCGGCGGAGTCATTCAGCTTGTGCTTGAACGAGCCCTTCGACTCCCCGAATACGATCCAGAACCGCTCCCAGTTCTTGTCCCACAGGATCACCTTCCGGGGTGCCCGAGCCTCCGCGGCCCGCGCAATGCACATGCGCTGGATACGGTTCCGCACGTCGCTCGCGTCGAGCGGCGGCGCGTCCATCAGCAACGGAGGCATCAGAACACCACCTTCCGGCCACCCACGTACCGCTGCCACCGCTGCGGCATGAAGCACGTCACCGAGGAATCCGGCGTCCCGCCCCGCATCCGAATCGGCAGCATCAGCGGCTCCGTCAGGTGCCGGGGGAGCGCGTTCTCAGGCTGGATACCGGGCATCTCAGAGGGGAGCTGCCGATCGTCCAGCGTCTCGATCCACAGGCCCTCCGGCGACGGATGCGTGCGGATCAGGAACTCGCTGCCCTTCGACAGCTCGGGAATCGGAATCTCGCGCCCGAACACCAGATTCGAGAGGTCGTCAGGGTCCTCCGGGGCGCGCACCGCGTCGGTGATCGCCCACTGCTCCGGCGCCCCGGCGGTCATCGGGCGCTGCGCGTACTCCAGGAAGCACCGCCAGTCCGTCGGGTTCTCCACCGCGAGGTGACCCTCGTACCATCCGGTCGCTGTGTTGAGCACCATGTCCTTGCGGCTGATCGTCGCCGTCAGGGTGTCCGAGTACCAGAACGGGTCGGCCGCAACGTAGTCCACGAGGTGGATCGCGAGGCCGCGCATACCGATGTCGTTCTTGTACTTGTCGGTCGGGGACTGTCGGAGCTGCACCTGCAGCTCACGGAAGGTGCCGTCGTGGTCGAACACCCGCAGCCAACACGGGCCGTCGAGGTTCAGCAGCCACCACAGGATGTCTTCGTACTGCTGCCATTCCGGGATGTCGCGGCCCTTCGTGGCGAACGTGAGCTGCCCCTCGCGCGGGTCGGTGCGCGGGAACTTCGAGACCCGCGCGCCCTCCGAGTACGCGCCCTTGTCGATCGACGCCTCACGCGGCAGGTGGTAGAGCCCATCCAGGCCCTCCAGCAGCGAGATGCCGCGCTTCGCCTCGTTCGCGAGCACCGGCACCTGCATGGCCGGCGGCACGCCCACCAGGTCCACCTCGGGCGCGCCGAGCACGTCGACAACGGCCGTCTCCTCGCCGGTCACGGGCGACTTCTTGACCAACTGATACTGCCGGTTCTTGTTCACCAGGCAACGCGTTGCCACAGGTCAGACCTCCCGATTCGTAACGGTGCTCGGCGACATCCCCATGACGCGGCCCATCGTGCGAGACACGTCGTTCGGCTTCGTGTTCTGGAACGTGATCGGGCCGGAGAACATCGACCAGCCCGCCTGCGCCACGCCGGCACCGGCCACGGCCGCGGGGTTCCCCGAGGCGGCGCCCGCCGCGCCCGCGGCCTGCACTCCCGTGCTCGCGGCCTTCTTCGCCGACTCCAGGCCCGCCTTGCCCGCGTTCACACCGAAGTCGACGCCCTTCCCGAGCAGGCCACCGAGACCGAACAGGTCGAAGAACTCGCCGCCGACCTCCTTCAGCGCGTCGCCCGCCCAGCCGAGGCCCTGCGAGGGCAGGTCCGAGCCGACGGCCTCGAACCACGACTTGTTCGTCGGCTGCCCGAACCCGGCGGCCTGCATGAGCGGGTTCGTCTGCTGCTGGCCCTGCTCGGTCGACAGCGACGGCGCGGAGCCGGGCGTGCCCGACGTGACGGGGGACGCGGCGGGATTCGCCGGGGTGACGCCCGTGTACGACGACGGGGACGGCGCGGTGCTGCCGGGCAGCGTCGCCGACTGCGTCGTGGTCGAGTTCGCGCCCGTGGTGAGCCCCGCCCGCAGCGCGGCCTCGTTCTCGCGGCCACCCCACGGCTGGACACCGGACTTGTTGAAGATCGCTGCCGCGACCTGCGCCTGCTGCTGCGGCGTCGCCTGACCGGCCGTGGGCGCGAACGCCGAGCCGCCGTTCGCCTTCCACGTCTGGCCGGTGATCTGGAACAGGCCGGTCGCCGGATCGCCCTTGGCACTGTTGACGTCGCTGATCTTCTGCGTGATCTTCGCGTCACCGCCGGACTCCCGCTTGATCAGCTTGTTCCACTCCGGGTTCGAGCTGCCCCACGTGCCATCCGCGTTCTGAACCAGCGGGATCGTCGCAGCGCCACCAGCGGACGCGGCACCCGCCACGCTCTTGCCGCCAGTGGTCGCCGTCGCCCCCGGAGCGGCCGGCGTCGGGATCACCGTCGGCTTGACGATCGACGGGATTTCCCACCAGTGGATACCGTCGGTCGCCGTACCGTCGGAGTAGAACGCCAACCCGTTCGTGAAGTAGATGAGCGTCCCGCCGCGGAGGCCCTTCTCCGGTGCGTCGTTCGTGCCCGCACGGCGCGTCGCCACGTTCGTGCTGATCGGCTTCGTTGCCCGGACCCGGTCGGCGTCCTCGTACGCGAACTCCGCGCGCTTCCCACCGACGCCGCGGGCCTTCACGTCGGCGAGAGCCTTCGCGGCCTCCGCCGCCACCTCCGCCGAGATGCGGGCGTGGTCCGTCACATCCTTCGCTGGGGTGCGGCCCTTCGCCTTCGCGTCGGCGACCTCCTTCTGCGCGGCGTCAGCGACACGCTTCGCGTCGGCCGCGCGGGTCTCCAGCAGCTTCAGCTCCTCGGCCGTCGCGGCGCGCCCTGCCGGAGCTGTAGCGCCGGCCGATGCTGCCTTGGTGCCGGTGCCGGAGTAGCTGCCCGAGCTTGTGCCCGACGAGCCACCCGTGTAGCTCTTGCCCGAGCCGCCACCCAGCCCACCCGAGGGCATGTTCTCCACCCACACGGGGACGACGCCGTCCTTGCGCGCCGCGTCTGCGGTGGTGTACTTCGACTGCGCCTTCCCGTCGGCCCCCTGGCCGCCTACGACCGCGCCTGCAGTCCCAGCCACACCCGCGTACCCGCCACCTGCGGTCCCGATCGCCACGCTCTGCCGGGTGTGCACGTGGTTGGTGTGGCCCGCCCAGTCGTCGCGGTAGTATCCCGGCTGGTCCGTGCCCGGACCCACGCGTTTCCCGTCCGCGATACCGATCTTCTCGCCGGTCTGCGGGTTGCTCCAGATCACCTGCTCCATGCCGGGGACGGTCGCCAGATACTCAGCGAACGCCTGCATGTCGGGGACGGAGCCGGACCAGTCGATGCCCTTGTTCTGGCCGTCCTTCTCCTGGTGGCCGGCATACGTCGAGGGCGTCACGTTGAAGCGCTTCCCCAGCTCGTACACCCAGTCGGGGAAGCCCTTCGCCCCGGCGCTGATCGACGTACCCACGGGGAGCCCGTACGCCATGCCACCGCCCGCGAGCCCCGGGATACCGAGGAGCCGCGACCAATTCACGGGGCCACGCGCAGCGTTGATGGCCTCGACTACGGGGAGATTCGCCGCGGTGCTCGCTGCGTTCACGACGTACTCCTTGCGGGAGAGGCCCGCGAGGATCGAGTCCGACGTCGTCGTGCCCGGCCCTTCGAGGAGGCCCGCTGCAGCCCGCTGGACCGGGCCTCCGTCCCGCAGCTTCGGGATGTCCGGCACGCCGAGCGTGAAGCCCGGCGTGACCTGCACGCCCGCTACCGTGACCGGGGGAATCTTGAACTCCAGCCCGTTCCACCAGTCGATGATCGTGTTGATGACGCCCTTGAACGAGTCCCGGATGCCATCCCACATGCCCGACGCTGCGGTGCGAATCTTGTCGGGCAGCCCCTTGACGAAGTCGACGACCTTGTTGAACTGGTCCTCGGTCCAGTGCCAGACCTCCTTGACGCCGTCGATGAAGTCGTTGAACTTGTCGATGGCGCCCCGCACGAAGTCGACGATCGCGGGGAGGACGGTGCCGACGATGAACGAGATGAGGTCGCCGAACCGCTGCAGCAGCCAACCCAGAACGGGCACCAGGACATCCGAGATGAACGACGCGAGCACCGGCAGTACCTGCATCGCGAGCTGCACGAGGGACGGGATCAGCGGCGCGATCGCCGTCACGAGGCTCGCGAACGCCGTCGCGATCTGCGGGAGGATCGGCGCCAGCGCCTGAATCACGCTCTGCACCAGCTGGACACCTACCGGGATGAGCGGTGTGATCGCCTGGAGCACCTGGCTGATCGCCTGCGCGATCGCGGTGAACGCCGGCATGAGCGCCTTGATCGTGTCGAGCAGCACCGGCCCGAGCGCGGAGATGATCTGACCGAACGCGTCACCGAGCAGCGTGAGAATCTGGGAGATGGTGGGGGCCAGCTCCTTCAGCATCGCACCGACGGTGGTGAGCACCGTTGTCACGACCGGCGCGAGTGCGGTGATCGCCTGGCCGAGCACGCCGGCCAGCAGGGTCGCGACTTGCGCGATGATCGGCGCCAGCGTGGAGAAGATCGGCGCGAGGGACGCGACGGCGGGGGCGAGCGCCGACACGACCTGCGAGATCACGGGGCCGATCGCGGTGATGACCTGACCGAGGACGTTGGCGAACACGGTCGCCACCTGGCCGATGATCGGCGCGAGCCCGGCGAACGCCTGGCCGATGACCGCGACCGACGGTGCGAGAGCAGCGAACGCCGCCCCCAGCGTGTCGCCGATCTGAGCAAATACGGGCGCGAGCACTTGGGCGATCTGCGAGATGGTCGGCATGAGCGGCTGCAGCGCGGTCATGATTCCCACGACCACCGACGAGATTGCCTGCGCGATACCGGAAAGCAGCGGCCCGAATGCGGTCACGGCCGTGGCGATCGTGTTGATGATCGACGAGAGTGCGGGCATGAGCGGCGTCAGCGCTGACGCGAGCACGCCGATGGCCTGCCCGACCACGGGGAGGACCACGGCGAGCTCCGTCGAGAACGCGGCCCCCAACTGGGCGAGCCCGGGGGTGAGGTTCGCGAGACCCTGCGCGAGGGACTGGAACAGCGGGCCGAGCGTCGGCCCGATGACCGCACCCATCTCCAGGAACGACGTCACGAGCTGCGCGATCACCGCGCCGAGCCCAACCATCATCGGCTCGAACGACGACATGAGCGCGGTGAACTGCGCGCCCGACTGCGAGAACGACGTCAGCGCCTGGCCGAGCTGCCCGAAGATCGAGCCGACGCCGGCACCGATCGACTGCATGAACGGGGCCGCAGCCGATCCGAGGTCGACAAAGCCCTTCAGCATCTGCCCGATGCCCGGCGCGATCCCCTTGATGAGGTCCGCTGCGCTCGCGGTGATCGCCTGGAGCTGCGGCGTCATCGCCGACATGCTCGCCGTGAGGTTGTTGATCACACCGGCGAACGCGCCCGAAACCTGTTGCAGCTGAGGGCCGATCGCTGTGATAAGGGCGCCCATGCGCTGGAATGTGGGCTGCAGGTCCTTCGCGAACCCGAGCTTGATCTGCGAGCTCACGTCGTGCCACGCCGTGAGCATCGGCCCCATCATCTTGCCGATGGCCTCGGCGAGCGCGTCGTCCTGATCCTTGAACTGCTTGTTGAATTCCTTTGCGCCGTCGGCGAGTCCCTTCATGCCGACGACCACGGAGGTCAGCGCAGCGCCCGCGGCCGGCCCCATCGCCAGCAGGCCCCCCGAGAGCACACCGATCGCGCCGCCCGCCAGTCCGGCCGCGCCCGCAATCCCGATGATCTTCATGCCGAGGCCGGAGAAGGCCATCGACGCGGCCGTGGTGAGGACGGGGAGGCCAGTTAGCCAGGTGAGGTCTACATCGACTCCGCCTTCGTCACGGCCACGACCGCCTCGGCTACCACCGCCGCCACCGCGCCGCCCGCCGCCACCGCCGCCGCGCTCGTCGATGTCGACACGGACGCGCCGGTTCCGGGTGAGGCGCGCCATCCGGGCCTCGAACCCGTCCGAGTCCACGTCGAGGTCCACCTTCAGCGGGTTCGCGGAGAGCCACGCCTGCGCCGCCGCGTGCGCAACCTGAGCGGAGCGGCGCACCTGAGCCGCGTCGAGATGCGCCTCGATGCTGAGCGCGCCGAGCCGGTCGATCGCGGACCGGTCGACGTCGACCCGAACCGTCAGCGGGTTCGCGCGGAGAAACGCCTGTCCGGCGAGGTGCGCCTCGCGGAGGTCGCGCTGGAACTTCGCCGCGTCCAGGTTGATCTTCGGTTCGAGCTTCTGCTGGTTCAGCACCTTGATCGCGGCGACGGCCTGCTTCGCGCCGTCCCGGTACCCGTCGCCGATGCTCCGCGCGATCCGGTCCGACGACCGCTCAACGTTCCGTTCGAGCTGCGTGAACTGCCGATCAACGACCTGCACCGCGCGGCCGACGATCGCTTCCAGGCGGGGACCGAACTCGCGCTCTAGGCGGTCGAGGTCGATTTCGGCGTCGACCTCAACATGGCCGTCGCTGCCGCCGGGTGCTGTCACGCCGAGCCTCCACCGTCAAGGTGAGTGCTCGGTCCATAGCCAGCAGCAATCTAGTCAGGGTCCAGGGTATCGCGGCGCGCGCACGTTACGGGCGCACGACGAGCACCGGCCCCTCGTCGTCATCCTCGACCGGTGCGGCCGGAAGCTCCGGCATCGGAGCCGACGGTGCGCCACGCGCCTCCTCGACGCCGCCGAGCGCGGCAGCGAACGCCTCGAACGCGTCGTACGCCGCCTCCGCCGTCTGCGACCCGCCACCGGAGGTGAGCCGCGGCGGCTCAGCCTGCACCTGCCGCACGAAAACGTCCCACCGGTCCGTGCCACCCCACCACGACCGGAACAGCGCCCACAGCGCGTTCGACGCGCGCCCCGGGTCCATCGTCTCGATGTCGATGCCACGCAGCAGCATCTCGCCGTCCACCGTCGGCCACGCCTCCAGCGCGGTACGCCAGATCACACGCGCGGACCACCGCGGCCACGCGAACCACAGCCGCGCCACACCGTCCGCGATCTGGTGGAAGTCGTCGAGACGGGCCTCGTCGTTCATCAGCGCGAGGAGCAGCGTATGCCGGTCCTCCCGGTCGGCGAGCGCACCGAGCGCGAGCGGCAGCGGCCACTCCTCCAGCGGAGCGTCAACGAGCAGCGCCGCCAACGCCTGACGGAGAGGCGGAGGCGGCGCCATGCGCATCGGGTGGCCGTTGAACGCCAGCCAACCCGGATCGGAGGTGCGCACTACTCGTCGTCGAGGTTTACCTTCACGCCCCACCGCTGGAGCAGCGTCAGGGCGATGTCGACCAGGTCGGTCATCTCGAGGCTGTCGTCCGGGTTGTAGACGCGGCGCCGGAGCACGTTCCGCACGACGGGATCGAACGCGCCGAACAGGAACTGGAGGCATGCCTGGGCGGTCGGGATCGGGTCGCCGGCCGCGGTCATGAAGTCCAGGCCGATGAGGTGGAGGAAACCGTCGCTGGGGCGGCGCGCGGTGAGCCGCAGCACCTCGATCGGTTCGCCGGCAGTGTTCTTGACGGTGTACGCGATGTCGACGGTCTCGCGCGCGGCGACCTCCTCCTTGGTGTACGCGGTCGACTCAAACCGGAGGTCTTCGGGGATGTCGCTGATGTCGGGGAGGTCCGACGGTGCGGCCAGCGCGGGAGCGGCGGCCTTCTTCGCGGGCGCGCGGCGGGACTGCGTGCGCTTGTTGGCGGGGGTGGATGCAGCCATTCTCGGCTCCTTGCGGGGGATTTCATCACGGTGCCCGGTCCATAGCCAGCGGCAGGTCTAGCGTTGGGTCAGCGGCGGCGAACGCGGCCGGGGAAGACCTCTTCCATCGCGTCGGTGAGGAACGGGCGGCCCTCCATGCCCTTCACGGACTTCGCGTACACGATCGTGCCCTTGCCCTTCGGGGTGCGCGTGGGGCCGCGGCGCCCCGGACGGAGGGCGCGGGCCTCGAACTTCAGGGCCTTCGCCGTGACCGGCACGATCGGGGTGCCGTGCGGCCCGTAGATGCCGGTGCCGTCGTGCACGTACCGTGCGTAGTCGAGCGGCGAGCCGCACGTCATCCGCACCTTCCCGCCGGTCGCGGTGACGGTGTAGTCGATCGACGACCGCAGGCGGCCCTCGTCGACGGGGCAGAGGCGGCGCGCCGCGTTCTGCACCTGCCGCCCGTACCGGTGCCCCGCGCGAGTGCCCGCGCGCACCAGGTTCTGGTGCAGCACGGCCCGGTTCACGGTGACGCGAGCGCTAACGCGAGCCACCACGACCTCGCCGGGGCGCGGGCTCGGCGGGCGCGGAGACCTCGACTTCGACCGCCTTGTCGTCGCGGAGGTCCTGCTCGGCCCGCTGGATCGCTGCGATGGCGTCGGGGTTCCGCTCCAACCGAGCCTGCGCGTCCTCGTCGACCGGGGGCGCGGGGACACCGACCAGCGCGGCCGGCGGAGCACCCACCTCGCGGACCACGCGGACGTGGCCCTCACTGATCACCGCGTCGAGGTACGGAGAGCGGGCCAGCACCTCACGGGCGCCGCGCTCGCGGCCCAGCACCGCCGACGCGAACTCGACCTCTACCTCGGCATCTGGTGCCTGCTCATCGCTCATAACGTCCACGATACGACAACCGCGACCACCCCTATTGGCAACACGACGCGTCGACTCCCGTGAACGTGACCGTGGTCAGGCCCGAGAACACGCCTCCCTGCGCACCCCGCGGAACCCACGGACCCGCCTGCCACAGCGGGCGCGCGGGCAGCGCGCACAGCGCGCGCCGCACCGCATCGGCGTCCTCCTGCTGCAGCCGCGTCAGCTCCGTCAACAGCTCCGGCTCCGGGTTCAACGCGGGGTCGGCGGCCTTCCCGTAGCAGCGCGTCACCTTCACCTCGCAGACCACCGTCCACCCCGAGACGAGCTGCGGCGAGCTCCCGCGGTCCGGCGCGATCGACGTGACCCGCACGCTCGCCGATTCACAGTCGGCCACGTACAGGTAGTCCGGCACCATGTCGCCCGGGTGCAGGTACCCCAGTTCCGGCGCCCCGCCCACCGTGGTGCTGAGCGCGACCATCACCTCATCGAGGAGCCCCTGCGCCACGCTGAGCACCGCCTCCGAGGTGATCGCGATACCGCCCGGCCCGGTCATCGGAGCTGCACCGCGTCGCGCCGCTGCGGGTTGATCACCCGCGACGCCTGACGACGCCCGTCCGGGTTGACCACCGCGAGCCACTGGTCGACGACCTCGATACCCGTGGCGCCGTTCTCGAACAGGCCCTGCTCGTCCACCAGCTCCGCGGAGACGCCCTGGCGGGTGACCTGCTTGACCCGCTCCGGGAGGCCGCCGCACGCCGCCGTGGCCCGGTCGTGCGCGCGCTTCAGCAGGTAGCTCGCGAGCGCACCCGCCGCCGCCTGCCCCGCGGCCGGCACCGGAAGACCACGCACGTACCGCACCACCCAAGTCCCGTCCGCGCCCTCGGGGGCGTTCAGGTTCTGCGTCGGCCACGCCTGCCCGTCAATACGCAGCAGCCACCGGGAGTTCCGCACCCGGTACGCTGCCGGCGGCAGCACCTGGTCGGCGATCTTCACCTCCAGCACCCGGTTCACCGGGCCGGGCAGCGGCGTCTCGTGCGCACCGACGTAGCAGTTCGGGGAACCGCACCCGCACGGCCCAGCCGCGCCGATGTTCCCGAGCATCATGCCCGGCGTCCACGCCATCCCCGACGGGATGCCGCTGCCACCGCGGTACGACGACACGGCCCGCGGGTCGGTGCACGGCCGCACCACCTGCTCGACGAGGCCGAACACCTGCGCCGTCCGCTCCCACAGTAAGGAGATGGCGCGCGCCTTCGCCTTCTGCCGGGCATCCGGCGTCGCCGCCGCCCACACTGCATCGGTCGGCTCATCTACCGGCCAGAACTCAACCACCATCAGGTCTCCTTGATCCAGATACGAGCGCGGCGCCCACGCTCACCAGCAAGATGAGCGGGGCGCCGCAACAACGACACGGCCGACTACGCCGCGTGCTCGGGCACCAGCGCCAGGTCGACCGCGCCGTTCGTGATGCCAGGCGGCTCGACGTACGTGCGGATGGCGTGCAGGTGGCGGTGATCCGGCACAGGAGTCACCAGAGGCCCGTCGGTGAACGGCGACGTGGTGCCGTTCTTCTCCACCTTGTACGGACCCTTGCCCCAGGCGTTTCCGAGCTTCGACTTCGCCTTCAGCGTGAACGTCGCCAGCTTCTCCTCGATCGTCCAGTCCTGCAGCTCCGCGGAGCCGAGCATCGGGATGAGGTAGTAGCCGAACGGCTTCCCGCTCGCGGCGCAGGCCGCGCCGGGCACGTCGGTCCAGACCTCCAGAGCCCACAGGCCCGGCACCTTAAACGTGTCGAGGCCGAAGCCCGACGCCTTGCCCTCGTTGTCGAGGACCAGCGACGCGGCACCGGCGAGCGCGAACGCCTCGGGGTGAACCTTCGTGAACTGGAAGTTGATTTCCACGTTCGCGAGCGTCGAGTCCGGGTCGTCGACGACGTCGAGCTTGCCGGCCGCGTTCTTCTGGCGGATCTTCTCCGCCTCCTCGTACTGCGGCGAGGGCTTGAAGTCGATGAATCCGCCGGTCGTCAGCGACGACTTCAGCGCGTTCGGAGTACCGCACGGGTCGAGCGAGGTGATGCGCGCGCACAGGCCGCGCGCGGTGGGCCAGGCGTACGAGGGGACCGGAGTGGGCGTAGTCATGGCGCTGGGCCTCCTGACATCGAGGAGCGCCCGGTCCATAGCCAGCGGCAAGGTGTTCGCTTTCGAGGATAGACCGAACGGCCCCCGACCTCACGCATCCGCGTGTGGTCGGGGGCCGCCCGTGAGTCCACCGACTGAGGGTGATCCCTGGGGGAGGGGATTCAGTCGGTGGCTGCCGCCCCCGCGGCGGCAGGCTTCTTCGCCGGTGCCTTCTTCGGCTCCGGCTTCACCTCGGGCGCCGAGACCTCCGAGCCTTCGCCGCTGTGCGGCTCGGTCTCCGCCTGCGACTCCTGCTCGGCCTCGCCGGGCACCACGTACACGAGGCCCACGCCGGGCTCCGAACGCGTGACGACGTTGTCGACGCCGTGCTCGGCGATCAGTCGCTGCGCTGTCTCCAGCGCCTCGGCCGGATCAGTCGGGATGGGGATGGTCGCCATGATGGCCTCCTACTAGGTGATTGTCACGACGGCGGGAGTGCAGTCGTGGGCGAGGACGTACGTCCTCTGAGCGATGTACGCCAGGTCGTTGGTGAGGGGGTCGAACGCGCCTGCGGACCGATCCACCGGGAACACCTCGATCGCGGAGGTGCGCAGCGCCAGCGGCCCGGTAATGCACAGCTTCCGCGCCTCCGGGTACGCGCCGAACGACCAGCGGGACTCCAGCGGCGTGACGCACTGCCCGCCCGTCTTCTCGACCAGCCGCGCCTCGGACGCCAGCGCCCCGAGCGCGCGCGGCGCGTGAATCACCCCCGACCCGGCGTACTTCGCCCAGGCGTGGCCCTCCAGCGCGCCGACTGCGTCCGCGATCGACCCGACCGAACCGAGGTCCGTGGCGCCCGCGGTCAGCGCGGGAGAGCCGTTGGCCCACGCCCACTTTTCCAGCGCTGCGGACTCGCCAGCGAGCAGCTTCTGCCGCGCGTACGCACGCACCTCCTCATCGGAATGGGTGGGTGCCTTCACCTTCACGAGCGCGGCCAGCACCAGCGGCCCTGCCGTCGCGTACTCGGCCCAGTCGCCGTACACGCGGGCCGGCGACGGCCCATCGAGGACCAGCGACTCCTCGACGACCTCATCGCCGCGTGGCGTGGCCTGCCACTGCACGCCCTCCTGGAAGTGGGCGGAGTCCTCGGGCGTAACGGCATCGGCCGCGGTGATGAGCCCGTACTTCGCGGGCCGAATAGTGGGCGGCTGCACGAACAACAGCGGCATGACGAGCCTCCAAGGGGCTAGAACTGGGACCGCCCCGACGGGCCGTGCACCTGGACGGTGAACACGGACCGCCGGGGCGGGACGGGACTACGGAGTGGCAGGTGCGCCCTGGCCGTCGAGCACGATCCGCTGTGCGGTCGCGCCATTCACCGACGTCGGGAGCGTCACGACCCGCGAGTGGTGCGCGCGCCACGCCATGAAATACATCTCCTCCAGGAACAGGCGCAGGAAGTCGTTCTTCTCCAGCCCGCGGGAGTCGTAGATCGTATCCAGGCTGATGACGTCGCCGCGACCGCGGACGAAGGTGCCCGCCGCGTACACGAGAGCCTTCACCGTGGTCGGGTACGCCTGGGTGGTCGGCACACCGTTGGTGTGACCACCGAACGTGGTGCCACCCGTGCGAATGTCCTGCCAGTCCATGACCCACTGGACGTTCGCGTTCCGCGCGGTGAAGAACGCGTTGATCTGCGCGTCAGACACCTGGAGCGGCGTACCGTCGGCCGTCTCACGCAGAGCCAGGTCCGCGCGGATGACCTCCTTCGCCCACTGGGGCAGCACGACCTCCAGCCGCAGGCCCGGGTCCGCGAGGTAGCGGTACCGGTAGTCCTCGATCTGGAATGCGATGCCGTTGAGCAGAGCGGTCGTCGCCGACGGGCCGTGCGTCTGCAGCGGCACCACCTTCGACAGCGCCACCATGTCCGCGATGGACCGCGCGTTCAGGTTGTGGGCGTGCCCGGCGAGCACCTTCGGCACGACGTCCTTCGACACCTCCGGGTACGTCTTCTCCTGGAGGATGCCCGCTGCGACCTGCGTGTAGAACGCCTCGGCGCGGACCTCAACGAACGACGGCTTCGGGATGCGGTACGTCAGCTTGGTGGTTCCGGCCTCGGCCTGCGCCTCGGTCTGGAACTCGCCGATACCGTCCTGCCCGTACACGGTCTCGAAGTCGATGCCGCGGGTGTACTCGATACCACCGCGCCGCGACTGAATCTCCGGCACCGTCAGCAGTCCGGCGGTCGCCGACTGCAGTCCGGGAACCAGATCGTACGAGCGCTCCGACGGCGACGCCCAGCCACCTGCAGCGACGAGGCTTCCGCCCTTCAGTCGGCGGTCGTCGCATGCGTAGTCGAGAACGGCCTCATCCTCACTGGCGACGCTCGTCACGAGCTCCGCCGGGAAGTTCGGTCGGATCGACGCGGCCGAGTGCTTCGCCACGACACCCGCACCGAAGCCGCGGTAGCTCTGGGCCTTCGAGTGCAGGACCCGGGTGAGCTCGTCCTGCGTCAGTTCCGCGCCCGCGGCGAAACCTCGGACCTCGGCTGCGGCGACGATTGTCGCCCCCGCCTGGGCCTTCTGCTCCCGCGGCTGCGTCTTGCGGTCGCGGCGGAGCTCGGCGAGGTTGACGGGGCGGCCACCGGCGACGACGGGCTTCTTCCCGAAGGGCGGCGCCTTCTTGCCACCGTCGGCCGGGGCGTCGTCCTCGTCGCCGTCGTCGGTCACGTCGAGCGCGGCGGCGACCGCGACGGGCGCGGCATCCACGGCGGTGTCGGCGGTCTCGGCGGCCGGACCAGCGTCGGTCACCGCGGCCACGGGCTCGGCCGTGTCCTCGGTGACGGCGTCGACGGTGTCCTCGGCCACCGCGTCCTCGGTCTGCGTTGCGGACTGGATGACCTTCGCGAGGTCGGCGACCTCGGCCATCTGCTCGTCCTGCGCGGCCTTGCGGGTATCGCGTGCCTCGGTGAGGCCACTGACGACCGCGGTGAGGGCGCGGAGCGCGTCCATGTTGGCGAGCGTGTCGCCCGTGGACAGGGCCTCGAACTCGGTGGCGGCCTCCTGAATCAGCGCGTCGAGGTTGACCTCGCCGTTCTGGTCGTTCGCCTCGATGAACTGGTTGAGGGGCTGCGCCTTACCGTCTTCCCCGGCTCCGGGGTTGGTGTGCGCGTTGATCAGATCCTGGAGCGTGAAGGCCACGGGGCCACCTCCTCGTGAGGGGGGCGCCCGGTCCATAGCCAGCAGCGGATGTATCGAGTCCACTGTAACCCGCGTCAGCGGGAATCCGGCGACACTACCGCCGCAGCTCCTTCCAGGTGCCGCCGGTCTTGTTGGCGGCGGCCTCTGCCTCGGCCTGGGTCAGATACCGGCGAACCTGACCCGAGGGGAGCCGCACCTGGTACACCGTGCCCCGGCTCGCGCCGCTTCCGCATGAACCGCAGCCCATCTCAGTTCCGTCCCTTCGTGTCGCGGCCTCCGGCCTGCCGCTCCTCCTCGTCGAGCATCCGCCCGAGCTCCGCCATCATGTCCCGGGTCTTCTGAACCCGCTGCAACCGCTGCTCCGGCGTGGGCTGCGCGTCGCCGCTCGACGGTGCGGTGCTCGACTTGCTGGACGACGGTGCGCTGGAGGGCTTCCCCGTGAACAGGGCGAGGATCGCCTGGACCAGGTTCGTGATCGGGTCGCTCGACGAGCTGGTGGACTTCTCCGCGGTGGTCGCCTTCGTGGTGGTCGCCTTCGTGGTCGTCGCCTTGGGCTCACCCGCGGTGTACCAGGACTTTCCATCACTCATCGTGCCGTCGTCGTAGTAGGCGACGCCGGCCTCGAACTTCGTGAGCTTCCCGCCCTTCGCGCCCTTCTCCGGCGCCTGGTCCTCCTCCATGAACGCGGAGTCGCCCGACTGCCGAGCCGGGGTGGAGCTGCCGAGCTTCTTGCTGCCGCTCGGCACCTCACCCTTCGTCGTCGTGTCCTTCTCCTTCGACGACTTCGACCCGCTGCCACCGCCGCTGCCGCTGCCGCCGCCCTTCTTGCCCGACGACTTCTCCTCGGCGGGGTTCTCCCGCTTGATCTTCTCCCACACCGAGTTCACCTCGGGGTCCATCGACGTCGCGGGCGTCGTCGGCTTCTGGTTCGCCTTCGGCGGGATCGGCTGCCCGATCTGCACGCCGTACCGGTCCGCGCCCTCCTGCGTGCGCACGATCCGCTGCCCGTTCTGCGGCTGGTTCTGCTCGTCCTCGTTCGGAGGCCCCGCCGCGGTGACCGGCGCGGCGAGCGCACCGTGGCCGACCGGGTTCTTGCCCTTCCGGTCACCCGGCCAGTACCCGTGCACTCGGTGGAAGTAGTTCGACGCCAGGCCCTTCACCTGGTCATCGGTCATCGACGTGCGGGGAATCTCGCTCCGCAGCTCCCGCACCAGCGTCGTCCACGGGCTCGGCGACTCCGCCCACCGCGCGAGGCCCTTCCCGGCGGTCCAGTAGTTCACCAGGTTGTGGTCCGTGCCGGCGGCTGCCGCGACCACCGCCCGCATGGACTCCACGGCCGCGCGGTCGACGCGCTCCCGCATCGGCTGCAGCGCGGCGGCCGAGATACTGCGGCGCATCGCGGCCACCTCGTCGAGCTCCGCGGCCTCCCGAGCGCGGGCCGCGGCGCCCGGCGTGACGACGCCAGCCGCGAGCAGCACGCCCGACGCAGCGATCGTCCGCGGCACCGGGAAGCCGGGCACGTTCACCGCGAGCGCGGCCACCAGCTCCATATCCCCGGCGATTTCCCGCCAGTCGCCGGACACACCCGAGTGCCGCAGCGTGTCGACCTGCGCCTGCGACGTGCCGGGCAGCATGTGGCCGGACAGCCAGATGCCGTACTCGTCCTCTCCGGCCGCGACCAGAGCCACGCACGAGCCCGTGTTGTCGTAGTGCGAGGCGGCGTCGGACCAGCGGGTGCCGTCGGCGGTGGTCGCGTGGCCGGTACCCATCGTGATCTTCCCGACCGGCACCTGCCCGCCGTCGCGGGTGTTCACCATGCCGTGCGCGAAGTAGGCGTAGCCGGACCGCGACGGTGGCGCCGTCACGCACACGCCCGAGTACCCGATGTGGCAGGTGCCCCACGTCGCGAGGTGCCCGTACACGCGGCCGTCCTCGTCGATCGTGAGAGCGGTCGGCCCGTCGAGGCGAGGGTCAGCGAAGTCGGCGGCGTCGAACGTGAGCCCGGCCGCGGTCAGCGACGTCCAGGTGGGCGCCGCCTGAGCCTGCGGGGCGTCGGCCACCGACCAGCTGGGGAGGTCGAACCGGACCCGCGCGCGAGCCTCGCCCGCCGCCGCGGCGAGCGCCCAGGACTCCACGTACGAGTCCTCGAACGCCGGATGGGAGACCAGGGTCGCGCCCATCACCTTCCAGCGGCTCAACCGCTCCTGCACCTGCGCGGAGAGGTCCGCAGCGGCTTCCAGCTCCTCGGGCTCGAGTTCGCGGCCGTCGGCGTCGACGGGCACCTTCTCCACCATCACGTCGGACAGGTCGATCGAGACCCAGCCCTCGCCGCGCGCGACCCGCGCGGCCCACTCCTGCCCGTCCGGGTCCGGGTTGAAGGTGCCCTCGCCCCAGACCCCGCCCTCGCCCATCCACAGGCGGCGGATCATGCCAACGCGGATCGCGCCCTCATGGCCCTGCGCGAGGGCGGGCTGAGCGAGCAGCGGCAGCGGCAGCGGGCGCGCCGGCACCACCTCGGTGCCGTCGTGGACCATCACGCGGCCGTCACCGGCGGGGGTGTTCGTGGGGAGCAGCAGCCCCGACCAGCTCTGCGGCGCCACCAGGGCGGGCAGGTCGTACAGGGGAGCGTCAAGCGCGGGAGCGGTCACCAGGCACCTCACAACAAGGGGAGGGAGCCCGGTCCATAGCCAGCAGCGCGTCTGGCTACCAGGGTATCGCTGGAACTACGCGGCAGACGTCAGCCGCGACTCGACGATCCGCTGCAGCGCGGCCACGTCGGTCCGCGGCGGAACCATGCCCTGCACCGCGAGGCATTCGCCGGCGGCTCGAACCTGGTCCGCGGGGAGCGGAATGTCGTTCTCGTGGGCGTCGAGCAGGATGTTCTCCAGAACGATCCCCAGTTCGCCGCCGCGCCGGTAGCTGTCGATCGCCTCGGCGTCGGACTCCGACCACAGGTGCTCGACGAGCGGGACCAGCGCGGCAACCACGTCGGCCGCCTTCTGCTGATCTTCGCGGGTCTTCATGGGCTAGATAATACTCTTCCCGTCGGGGTACGACGTCCAGACGGACCAGGGCGTCCACCCCTTGCCGGTGTCCTCCAGGACGACTTTCACTCGTATTCCGTCGACCATGCCGTACAGGTGGGCGCGATTCGATCGCCGATCTGGCCCCATCGACTGCGGGTTGTCGATGACCTGCTCGATCTTGTCTCGGAGAACGTCACCGCGCCACCCCTTCGGGAACTCGCTCTGTCCGGGGAGGTTGACACCGTGAGCGTGCCCGTCCTCGATGTACGCGAGGGTGTCGGCGCTGATCGGCGCGACTTCGTCCGGCCCGGATGGGGCGTGGAAGTCGCCGCGCAGCGCGTCGTAGTTCTCCACCCGCGTTCGCCGCCGGCGCCCTTCTGGGTGTGTGCCGCCTCGGCGCGGACGATGCACCTTGGGGCTGCGCCCGCCGAGGTCGAGGCTCCACTCGCCGTTCTCGTTCCGCGGCTGGCCCGGGTTGAAGCCGCGGCGGCCGGCGGCGGTCATCCCGCTGTTCTCGGCGTCCCACTCGCGTTGGGCCTGCTTCTCCGCCTCGATCGCGGTCTGCACGTCGGTCGGGTCGTCGGGGCCGAGGCGCACGCCGCGCGGGCGCACCTCCCCGAGGCTGCCCTCCTCCCCGGCGATCTCCTCCTGCACCTCGCCCCACGGGAAGTACAGGCAGGTGCAGCGGCAGTTGATGATCTCTCCGGCGACCAACCCGTCCGGGTCCGCGGGGTGGTCGAGGTGGGCCTTCCCGACGGTGAACTTCTCGTCGAGCTTGACGATCTGCCCGTCGGCGACACGGTGGCTCATGCGGGTGCGGTCGTCCGGGGTGGCGAGCCACCGTTTCCATAGCTCCACGCCGGTCTCCGCCTGGGCGGCGTACGCGGCGGCGTCGTGGCCGCCCTCGACCGCGCCCTGCACCTCCGTGCGGGCCACGCGGCGCGCGTTGTACTCCCAGTCGTCGGTGCTCTCGTCGTGCTGCTGCCAGAGGTCTCGGCGCCGGGCCTGCAGCTCCGCGCGCTCGTTCCCGGTGAGGTCCGTCCGCATGAGTTCGCGGTCGACGTCGGCGATGTCCGCGCGGATACGGCGGGTCTCGCTGTCGGTGCCGATGACGTGCGCGATGCGGTCGCGGACCTGGTTGATGCTCTCGCCCTCGGCCAGCGCCTCCTCGATTTCGGGGCGCATCTCCTCCCACGCCCCGTCGGGCCAGATCACGAGCCGGTCGTGGACGGTGGCGATGTGCTCCTGCTCGTACCGGTACGCGGAGTGGTCGGCGCTCTTGCGTTCGGAGTTGAACTCCTCCCCGAACAGGGCCTCGGCCTCCGCCTCGTACGCCTGGGCGTCGGGGCCGCGGAATAGGTCACCGTCGCCGGAGTTGAGGGCGTCGAGCTCGGCGCGGAACGCCCGGTCGAAGTCGTCGTCCGGGGCGCCGGCCGCAGTGAGCGCCCGGAGCTGGGTGCGCTGCTCCGTGAACGCCTGCCGGAACAGGGCGGCGATGCGGGGGAGGAGGCCGTGCTGGAGGAACACCTGCCATGCGCGGGCGGCCTCGTCGACATGGTTGAGGGCGTCGGCACGCTCCAGCGGGCCGCCGTCGGTGATGCGACTGACGATCGAGAGCTGGAGGACGTCGGCCCAGGCGTCCATGCCGCGGGCGATCAGCAGTTCCAGCTCGGCCTCGGCGCGGACCTTGCGGGTGTAGGCGACGTACCGGGCCGCGGCGGCGCGCTGCGGGCGGTCAGCCCGCTTCACGGGCCACCTGCAGGTACGCGGCCAGCGCATCGCGGTCGTGGGCGACACGATCGGCGAGGAGCGCGCGTGTGTACTCGTCGCAGGCGAGGATCAGCCGTTCCACGTCGGCGTCGTCGGCGAGGGTCGTGCGCAGGTGCGCCCACGCACCGGCGAGGGCCTTCTCGACCCGCGACGATGGGACAGGCGCCTCGGAGATGTGCCAGGTGTGCGATGGCCCGGCGCACGGGTGGCCGTTCGCGCGGAGCCGGAGGCCGGCGCGCTTCACCGCGAGTTCGAGGGCACGGAGCACGGCAACCTCGCAGGCGAGGAGTGCCGGGTCGACGGTGGTGGCGGTCATGGGCGCGGGTCCAATCCCTGGGTGTCCGGCAGGGTGCGGGGGTCGGCGCCGTCGGCGAGCGCCGCCAGCGTCTCGTGCTCGGGGTCCGCGGGCGCCTCCGGCGGTGCACCGTCGGGCGGCATGACCGGCCCGCCGGAGCCCGGCGCGCTCGGCAGGCCAGGGTCCGGCAGTCCCATGAGCTCGAACAGCTCGTTCACGAGGTCGGGGCGAAGCGCCAGGAGCTCCTTCGCCAGCGCCGCCACCCGCGCGTCGTCGTCCGGCTTGTCGTCCTCGGTGAAGCCGCACTCGCGGCGCAGCGCCTCGTCGGAGAGCACACCGAGCGCGTGCAGCTCCTTCGCGTCCGCGGACCGGTCCGGCCGGAGCTCCAGCGGTGTCGTGTCGAACCAGACGACGAAGTCCGCGGGGTCCAGGCCACCGAGGCGGCGCGACAGCTGCTGGATGGAAGGCTGGAGCCAGCCGACGGTGAGAGCGTGCGCCACCGTCGCCAGGAGCGGCGCGACGACGAGGCGAATCTCCTCCTCGGACACCTGCCACGCCGACCAGTGGTTCGTGTCGCCCTGCCCGAGCAGAACCTCGGGCGGGGAATCCATCCCGAGCGCGAGCCGCCTGATCGCCTCCTCACGCAGCTCGCCCATCCGCTCGTCGAGCGGCGTGGAGAACGTGATGTGCTCCAGCTTCCCCATGTCCTTCGTGGTCGTCGCCACGACGGGCGCGACCGCGGCCACGCTGTCCCGGTCCTTGATCGCGGTGAGCGCGGCCTCGACGATTTCCTCGGCGAGACCACCGGCGCCGGGGCTGATGACGGCCGAACCGTCCTCGTCGATCGTGACCGCGCCGCCGCCGACCACCTGCGCGTCCTCGGGGACGAGCACGACGCCGGCACCCGCGAGCTGCGAGTCGGTGGACGCGGCGACGGCCTTCGTGAGCGCGATCAGCTCGTACGCGATCGGCATGACCGATCGGACCGGCGAGAACGGCAGGTACTCCCGCTGCGGGTGCGGCGTCCACGACCGGATGAGGAGGTCCGACGGACCGAGGTCGTACGTCTGCTGGCCGTCGTTGATCTTCCATGCCCCGGGCATGCCGGTCAGCTCCTGCACGGCGTGCGCGTGGAGCTGGTACCCGTCGGTGGCGTCATCGTCGGAGACGCGGAGGATCGACTCACCGTTGCCCTGGAGGTGTTTCAGCGCGCGGTTGATGGCCTGCGCGGTACCGGGGCCGTCGCCGAACAGGCGGTCGGAGAGGTCAACGAGGGTCTCGGCGGCCGGGTCGCGCTTCTCGGGGTCGACCTCGACGCGGGTGGGCTGCTCGCCGGGGCGGCCGGCGTGCGCGATGAAGAACGTGGCGAGCGACCCGGCGCGGGCGACGCGGTCGATGAGGAACCGGAGCTCACCGACCTGCTCGTAGAGGACGTCCCAGACTTCGTTCTGCCAGGGCTGCACGTTGACGCGCCGGACCTGGGACGGGACGAGGGCAGGCCCGGCGAGGACGTCGGCCGCTGCGGTGAGTGCACCGCGCTCGTTGTCGCCGACGGTGCGGAGCGCGACGGTTCGGCCTCGGCGGTCGTTGACCGCGACCATGCGGGGCTGCTTGGGCGGGGCGACGGTGGTGGACTCGGGTCGACGGCGCATGGGTCAGCCCTCCTTGGCGTCGAGGAACGAGGCGACGTGGCCGACGATCCAGCGGGCGGTGAGCGCACCGGCGACGATCCAGTACGCGGAGGTGTGCCCGTAGAACCAGGCGAGCGTGTAGACGGCGCCGGCCGCCCACATCGAGAAGCAGAAGGGACAGCCGACCGCGTACGCGACGGGGTGCTCGGGGCCGAGCTTCCCGATCAGCCACACCCGCAGTGAGAGCGTGAGCTGGTCGTCGGTCACCAGCCGCGTGAGGCTCGCGGTCGCCCCGAGAGCGAGGAGGAACACTGCCAGGGTCACCGTGGAGCTCCGTTCACGAAGGAATGGGGTATGTCTGCGCATCATCGTAGTGCGCGTTTTCGCGTATGCTCGTGAACGCAGTCCCTAGGGGTAGGTGCTGTCTCGGGCGATCCCGACAACGAGGCCCCGACCACCATTTGGCGGTCGGGGCCTCGGCTGTTCCCAGGGCGGGTCAGCCCATGTTCTCCAGGAGCGCCCGCGCCAGGAGCGCGTACAGGGCGTTCATGCCCTCCGCCTCCTGCACGGACACGGCCTGCACGAGGCCGGGGTAAGCGGCGGTGAGGCTGGCGCGCTGCAGGGTGTCGCCGCGCTCGATGAGGGCGATGAGTTCGGTCTGCCAGCCGTTCGGTTCGATGCCGCCGGCGCCGCCGTGGTGCCCGATGACGAGACGGATCGACGCGACCGCGGTGAGTTCGCTGGCCGATTCGCGGAGGTGGTGGAGGATCGCGTGCAGCGCGCCCCAGCACTGCACGAGGTGCCCGACGGTGGCGGGACTGACCTGGTCCATGCAGTAGAACAGGTCACTGACGTTCTCGGGCAGGTGCTTGCGGCCGGAGGCGAGGGTGTCGGCGTCGAGCGTGATGTGCTCGCCGGTGTGCTCGGCGAGGTCGATGAGCGCGGCGAGCTGGTCAAGGGACAGCGGGCCGCTCGGCGTAACGGGTACGCCCTCCAGGGCGTCGCGGTCGATGTTCACCGGGTCCACCCGGCCTGCTGGGCGACGTAGATGAACGCGAACAGGGCGAGGAACACGAGGAGGTCGGCGCCGTCGAAGGTGGCGTTGAACATGGTCAGCGGCCCTTCCGGTTCGAGTTGGTACCGACGGCGGCCCAGCCGATGACTCCCGCGCACCAGATCGCGGCGAGGAGACCGAAGACGTTCATAAACTGGGTGGGGGTCATGCCGGGGCTCCTTCGAGCTGGTCGGTGCGGGAGTAGTGGAGCCATTCGACGCGGCGGCGGCCGGTGTTGGTGGGCTCGGTGCACTTCTCACCGGGCCGGGCGGCGCAGGCGGGGCAGGGGAGCGCGACGGCGCGCTGGTCGTCACGCATCGACCTTCTCCTCCTCCAGCGGAGGCCAATCGACGGCGACGCGCTCCTCGGCCTTCGCCCAGCTGTCGATCGCGGTTCGCTCCCATTGGGCCTTCACGTAGGCGATGCCCTCGATGGCGTTGCGCCACCCGAGCTCGCGGCGGTCCCAATCGGCCTGGGCGGCGCGGAGCCGTGACTGCACGACGCTCTCGTGGGCGGGACGCCAGAGCCTCACCCCGCCGAGGTTGTCGGCCTCGGCGTCACCCTTCGCGCGCCGCACCGCGGTGATCGCCTTGGCGAGGGCGCGGAGCTGATCGGGGTCGGTCATGTCGACGCTGTAGAACGACGCGACGTGCTCCTGGAGGAGGTCTTCGCGCAGGTCGGAGTGGGTTTCGGGGCGTGCCATTAGACGGCCTCCGCCCAGGCCAGGACGCGACCCCAGGTGTCGGGGCAGTAGTTCCGCGACGCCGCGGAGACGAGGACGCCGGTGTCCCAGTCGGAGAACCCGGAGCGGATGCCGGTGTCGACGACCCGCTGGACGGGGTTGGTGCGGAGCGCGCCGCACGTCGCGACGCCGAGCTCGACCTTCGCCCGCGGGGTGCCGCCGATCGTGCCGGTCTGCTCGGCCGCGAGGTCCGCGAGGTACGCGCGGTCGGCGACCGTGAGCGTGCCCTGCGGCTCGGCCTGGGCGTACCCGCCGCCGGCCAGCAGTGCCGCGGCGACGCCGGTGACGACCGCCGCGATCTTGATCCTGGATGTCATGAGCTGTCCCTTCAAGGAATGGGGTAGGTATCCGTTAACGGAAACGTGACGCAAACCTAGCTCACTCCTCGCCCACTTGAAAGCCCTGCGGCGAGATTCAGCCGCGCACGATCTGTCGTGCCTGGCCGCGGACGTCGTTGCGGGTCCGGCCCGAGCGCTTGACCGAGCGCGGCGGCGTCTGCGCGAGGTTGGTCACGAGGTGAACTGCCGCGTCGAGAGCGCCCGGAGACCATGTCGACCCCGGCTCCCACTGCGTGAACTCGATCCGCACCTTCTTCAGGCCGTCGCCGCGCAGGAGCTTCACGCGGCCGGCCTTGATCGCCGCCGCCACGGGCTCGGCGCGCAACACCTTGTTCCGGCGGGCGTCCACGGGGATCACCATCGGGCAGAGGCGGCCGTCGGGCACCCGTCCGTCGTTCTGCAGCTTCTCCCAGGTGAGGCGCACGAGGTCGAGGGCGATGTCGCCGCCGTAGTTCTTCTCGACGATGATTCGGTCGGCGTCGACCTCAACGGCGAGCAGGCACGCCTTCTCGGCCCATGCGTTGGCGGGCATCCGCGCGGTGCGGTCGTGGGTGATGGTGACCTTCTTGTCGACGCCGAGGACTCCGGCCACGATGCCCGCTTCGTCTCGGCCGCCGCCGGACGGGTCGACGGCGACGGCGATGCGTAGCGGCTCGGCGTGCACGTCGACGGTGGCGTCACGGAGGTCGCCGTCGTTGAGGAGCGCACCCTCGGCGTCGTGCGGCGAGCCCTGGTACATGGCGTTCCAGTCGCGGGCGACGGAGTCGGAGCGGGCCTGCGCCCAGTGGGCGAGGAGCCCGTCGATGTCGTCGTCGTCGTAGTCCGGGTGGGTGAGCGGCTGTCCTGGTTCGCGGCCGAGCGGGTCGGGGTAGAAGCCGCGTTCGCGGTTCTCCGGCACGGCGAGCGCGGGGAGGTGGAGGACGCGCCAGAGGCCGTCGTCCTCGACGCGGCCCTGTTCCTTCAGGATTCGGCCGCAGAGGTCGTCCTGGTGCCAGCGGGTGTTGATGATGAGCATGCGGGTGCGGCGTACGCGGCGGGTCGCGAACACGGATGAGTACCAGTCCCACACGTTGTCGCGGATCACGGGTGAGTCGGCTTCGGCGCGGTCCTTGAACGGATCGTCGATGATGCCGAGGTGCATGTCCTTACCGGTGAGGGCGCCGCCTACGCCGACGGCGTCGAGGCTGCCGCCGGCGGTGGTGGCCCAGGCGTCGCGGTTGGCTTGGGTGAGGCGGAGCCCGTAGTGGGGGCCGAATTCTCGGATGATGTCGCGGGCGGCGGCTCCGTGGCGGGTGGCGAGGCTGGCGCTGTAGGAGATGAGCGCGACGGCGTCGAGGGGGTGTTGGGTGAGCCACCAGGCGGGGAAGTAGCGTGCGGCGAGCCAGGATTTACCGGCGCGGGGTGGTGTCCAGATCATGAGGCGGGCGCCGGGGGTGTGGTGCATCCAGGTGAGGGCTTCGTCGATCGCCTGGGTGTGGGCGTGGACCTGGAATCGGCGGTTGTGGGCGGCGGCGAACGCTGCGGGTGTGGCGAGTGCGTTGGGCGCGGGGTGCCCGGACTTCAGGATGTTCTCTCGGAGTCCTTGGATGATGAGCTGCTTTTCCGCTGGTGGGAGGTGCAGCCACTGGTGGGCGGTGGTACTCATCTGGCAATGATAGGGGTGACATTTCGGTTAACGTTGGACACCCCGATAGTTTTTGGTTAACGTACCCCGTAACAGCGCACCGCCACCTACCCCAGGAGCACGAAATGACCGCCCTCACCCGCACCGTCACCATCGAGCCCCACGTCTGCGACGACGAGGGCAACCGCGACGTCATCCACTTCGCCCAGTACGAGGAGGCTGCCAACGTCTGAGCATGAAAACGTGCCCTGCGGTTAACCGAATACCTACCCCGAAGGAGACTCCGATGACCACCCCGATCCCCACCCGCAAGTCCGTCGCCGCCGAGTTCCGCGACGCCGCCCGGTACTCGTCGAAGCGCGGAGCCGCGCACTACCGGTACGTCGCGGCGCTGCTGGTCTGCACCAGCGTGCCGGTCGAGCAGATCATGGCGTACCCCGCGCCGACTGCCGAGCTCGGCGAGTTCTCGCGGGCCGCGCTGCTGCAGTTGGTCGTTCCGTCGCTGGAGGAGTACGAGCACGCGCTCCAGGTGCTCGCCGGGTCGCGTGGGGCGGAGGACTTCGACGTGGAGTACAGCGACGCCGACCGCGCTACCGCGGCCGCGTGGGTCGCCCAGTACGAGGCGGCGAACCGATGAGCGCGAATCTGAAGCACGGGACTCTCGTCCGCATCGGCAACGGCCGCAAGGTCTACCGCATCGCGAAGCGTCTCCCCACCGGCCGCGGCCCCGTTGGGGCCGACCACGTGCTCCCGGTCGTCTACGTCCTCGCGGCTGACGCCGACCACCCGGACGCCGCGAAGCGGCTCCCGGACGGGCTCCGCCGCTTCCGCATCGACGAGCTGACGGTCGTCACCAAGTAGCCCGTATCCCGTTCAGCGGGCGCTCCCACGTCGTGGTGGGGGCGGGCACTACGCCACCCGATCGAGGTGGCCCAATCCCTCAGGAGGGAACATGAACAAGCACGAGAACCGTCGTACCGTCGCGGGTGCGTTCGCCGCGACCGCGCTGTTGGCCGGGCTGATCTTCGGGACGCCGGTCGCGAACGCGGACCCGGGCGTCGGCGCCGACAGCAACAGCGGCGTCTCGGTCGGCACCGGCTCGCCGGCCGCTGGCCCGAACCCGAGCGATGGGAAGGGCTCGCCGAGCTTCGACGTGCCCGTGTCGATCCCCGCGGTGACGGCGGAGAATCCGACCAAGCCGAAGGATCTGCCCGCGGGCGCGACGCCGGCAGAGAAGGCGGAGCACGAGAAGGCGGTGAAGGCGTACGAGCAGGCGAAGGCGGAGTACGACCGGCAGGTGTCGGCCAACAGCAACGCGAAGGGCGCGGAGTATGCGCGGCAGCAGGCGCAGCGCGCGAAGGCGGAGGGGCAGGCGGCGCAGCACCGCGGTGACGGTGGCTCGGTGCCGTCGAAGCCGTGGTGCCCGAACAACGCCGACTCCTGCCCCGGGAACCGCTGACATGAGCAACGCATTTCGAGACGTACATGGACTACTTCATCGAGCGGGACGGAGACGAGTGATGGAACCGGGGAAGCCGCACGATGAGGTGCGGTACGAGTACGCGGTGGCGACCCCGATCCGGTACTGGTCGAAGGGAGTCGAATGATGGCCGGAGGCCCGTACGACTACGAGGAGTCGGTCGCCGTGACCGTGGAACTCGCGGAGGCCCTGAACGAGTACGCGATGGTGCGGGATGCGTTCCGCGGCCAAGACCCGGAGTCGGTCGCGCTGGCGCTGTACGAGCCCGCGCGCGCCGTCGCCGAGCTGGTGCTCACCGCCGCGGAAGGAGACGACCGATGACGGAGCAGGTGAAGCGTGTGACGGTGACCGTGGAGGTCGACGGCCAGATCGTGACCCTGACCGATGAGAAGTGGAGCGAGGGCGGCAACCCTCGGTTCATCGCGGCGGAAGCGTACGCGGGGATCGTCAAGACTGCGGACCGGATGCGGAACGCGCTCGCCGCGGTCCACGGCAGCACCGCGACGATCTACCACCAGCACGAGGCGTGGATGATCCGAGACGGCGCTGATGGCACGATGAACTGTGCGGCGTGCGGCCAGACCGTCACCGAGGGTGAGGCGAACCGGGCGCGGGAACGAGCCCGACGATGACCGAGGAGCTGCTGGACACTGGGGACATGGCCGCCCTCATCGGCGCGAAGCGTGGCTGGGTGTCGCGGCTGCTGGTGAAGTCCCGGCGGAAGGTCGCCGCGGGTGAGGAGCTGGAGCCGGTCGACGTTCCGCTCCCGACCGCGGTGCGGAAAGGTCGGCCGTACTGGACGGCCACCGAGGGCCGGGCGTGGAAGCAGCGGCGGGACGACGCCGGGGTGACCCAGGGCGGGCCGCGTGGCGGTGGCCGGCCTCCGAAGGGGCCGGACGCGGTGACGGTGCGGCTGGTGGTGGAGTACCGCGGGGAGCGGACGCAGGTCACCCGCGTCAGCGACGGCGAGGGTGATCCGGCGCAGCGGGCGTCGATGCTGGCGCGGGTGCTGGCGCACCAGGCCGCGGGGATGCTGCCCCAGAACTGAATCCCCGCACAGCGAAGGCCCGGAGACCGACTGCTACTCGGTCTCCGGGCCTTCGTCGTCGACGGTAGCCGCTGCGGGCAGCGCGCGGAGGGCGTCCTCCCGCGCGTTCTGCTCCATTACCGCGACGAGCGACGCAATTTCCTGGTCGAGGTCTCCGGCCTGCTGCACCTCGACGACGGAGCGGTTCGGCTCGGCGGCACCGGTCAGCGCCACCACCTCGTGGTGGACCTGCAGCACGTACTTCGCCGCCGCGAGGTCGCCCTCCATCGCGGGCTTCACGTATGCCCGGTACAGCATCTCCAGGCGGTCGGCGATCACGGTCTGGCTGTACTTCGCGAGCTGGTCCCGCTCGCCCTGCCGGACTTGCACGCCCCGCTGGAGGCGGGACAGCGCGACGGCCCGCGTGCATCCTTGCCGCTTCGCGATCGACTCCGGCGGCGCCCCGGCGATGAACAGCGACAGGGCTTCCATCTCGAGTTCCTGTTCGCGGAGGCGGGCGCGTTCGGCGTCGTCTTCGGGTTTGCTGTCGCCGATCATGCTCGTGCTGTCTTCTTCTCCATCGCGGCGATCCGCCGCTGGATCTTCGCGCGGTTGCCTTTCTCCTGCTCGGTGTTCCATTGCTCCAGGAGGTCGCCCATGCGGGTTCGGACGGCCCCGAACAGTTGCTGGTCGTGGATCATGAGCGGGTTGCGGATCGCGCCGGGCTGCATCGTGTGGAAGACGCGGGGGGCGCCCTTCCCGTTGGAGTGGGTGGCGCGGACGGAGACCTTCGCGGACTCGGGGAAGATGCGTTGGAGCTGCACGGCCCGCTCGTGGTTGTACGCGGCCCGCATCCCGGTCTTCGACTTGCTCTCCTTCATGTACCGGAGCAGTGGCATGAGGAGCGCGGTGGCGCCGTCGGCGCGGGTGCCGTACTGGAACGCGTGGGTGATGTCGTCTTCGAACGGGCCGAACCACTCCTCGCGGCCGGCGCCGACTTGCTCGATGAAGCACGAGTAGGGGAACCCGGGCCGCGCGATGGTGGCTTCGGCGTTGATGACGGCGTCGAGGTTGGCGCCGACCATCCGTCCGTTCGTGGAGAGGGTGACGGCCGCGAGGAGGTCCGCGAACAGGCCGAGGCCGCCGTTCTGTCGGACGACGTTGAAGGCACCGGCGCCGCCGCGCGGGTTGTCGGGTGCCGGGGTGACGGAGTCGATGGGGAGCGTTTCGACGGCGCCGAAGTCGGTGACGGGCTTAGGGGTGGTCATGGTTTCAAGCGTATCGCGCGTTTTCGGGGTTCTGTCGGTGCTGCGTCGTACCGTGCCGGGCATGGTGAGTGTGGAGGTGGTGCCGGAGCGGTGCGAGGCGTGCGGGGCGCGGTTCGGGCCTTACCGGGTGCTGGTGGGCTGGGACAACCTGCACGATCCGCCGTGCCGGAGCTTCGAGTGCCGCGGGGGTGCGGGCACCGGATGCACGTGCTGCACCCGCGGCACGTCGAGCGCTAGCGCCGCGGGGCGTCCCGGCGTTCGCACGGGTAGTGCGGCATGAAGTCGGTACGCGGGGGCCGGTTGGCGTGGGCGCGGTCGATCTGGTCCCACACGGCCTTCCACTGCGCCCGGAGGTGGTCCCACCACGGTTCGGTCGCGGCGATGCACTGGCAGGGTTCGGCCGGCGGCGGGTAGTCGCGGGCGACGGTGTCGGGGAACGCGAACTTGGGCGCGAGGGTGATCGCGTAGTTCCAGTTCTCGTCGTAGAGCTGGAGGGTCGGCCGGTCGGGTTGCTGCGCGCGGCCGCACGCCCCGATGTCCCACGGGTCGGGCCGCGCGGTGGGGTAGCCGAGGGCGCGGAGGGCCACGGCGAGCAGCCCGATGCGCCAGCCGGTTCCGACGCGCGGTCGCTGGGGTGGCGGGGCGGTGGCGATGTCGGTGGCGAGCAGTAGCCAGAACGCGAGCGGGGCGTGGCGTCGGGGGATCGTGAACTCGACGGGGATGCTCCGCCGGTCGGTGCGGACCGGGCGGCCGTCCCAGCCGGGGTCGTCCAGGAACGGGTTGGGTGCGGTCAGGATCGCGTTCGGGTGCTGGGTCGCGTGGCCGTCGCCTTGCAGGGTGAGCTTCCCGGAGACGCGGAGCGGCGGCGCCGACGGCACACGGGGCTTCGGCGCGTCGAGCCACGCGGACGGGTCGAGTAGGCCGTCGTTGTCGACGTTGGGCCAGACGCCGTCGAACGCGATGGCGTAGCACTGGGCGGCCTTCGTGACTTCGCCGGCGCGGGCGTAGCGGTCGCCGAGGAGCACCATCAGGGAGCGGCGGACGGTGTCGCGGCTGGGTGTGGTTTCAGGTTCGGGCATGGCGTAGTTCCTCCAGGGCGCGGGCGGTGTCGAAGGCGTAGGCGTGCGGGCCGAGGATCGGCATGGAGACGGAGAACCAGGCGGGCCGCGTGGTGAGGTGCGCGCGGCCGTTGCGGATGGAGAGGAACCACAGGCCCGACGGCCCGGGGTAGAGTCGCGGGTCGGGTTGGAGCCCTTCGGGGATGGTGGTGCCGCCGGGTTCGAGTAGGTCAGGCAT